GCCCCGATTTATAGAGTAGAGAGAAAAACGCTGTAAGTCACTGATACTCAACGAGTTACGGCGGGGCGCGGGGGCGACCGCCCTAACTCACTGTCAATCAATGAGTTAGGAGGTCTTTTTAAGTTTCAGGAGTGAGTCGAGGCGGCATGAGCTATTTCTAGGCTCTCGGCAATTTCGGCGGCTCCGCCTTCCGCTTTGCGAGAAGGGAGTTGCTGCCATCACTAAGCCACACACCGTAATTATTGGCAGTTGAGATATTGGCGATATGATTGATGCGTTTCGTTCTTGGGCGCATCGCCTCAAAATACGCTATCTGAGCCTCTTGTGCTTCTAGTGCTGTCTCGCCTTCTCTGATGTAAAAATCACTCAGGGGCATGTCGCGAGCATTCTCTGTCATTGAATCCACGAACGAGTCTGCAGCTGAATGCCATGCACGTAGTAATACGCGATCCTCCAAAGGGAATATATCATTGTCTTGTTCAAATTGGGAGATATCATAAGCAAAGTCAGCAAGTGTTATTACCTCGCCGCAAGACATATTCTTCTCATTCATCATTTGCTCTATCTCTTCGTTGGTCTCAATGTGTTTCATCAGGGGGAATATAAACAATAAATCTCCTTTGGGCAATACTTTTTTAATTGTTTTTTTGTAGGTCAGTATATTTTAGAGCAAATAGAGAGTGACTGTGATAATCGGTCATTTGACCGATCATTCAGAAAAACGCTGTAAGTCACTACTACTCAACGAGTTACGGCGAGGCGCGGGGGCGACCGCCCTAAGTCGCTGCTAATCAACGAGTTAGGAAGGTTTTATTAAAAAGAAAAACCCGCCCCCTTTCGGGGACGGGCTGAGTTTAATACTTTACTTGCTATGGAGTTTGTGCATATCAAAGAAAAGTCTCTGCCAGCAGTTAGCTTTCCTTTTAGAGATTCCTACCATATTACTAGCTTGATAAGCAACAGTGGCGGATTCAAATTCAATCCACTTTTTTAGCTTGTCTTTTCTTGGGTGACTACCACCTATACCCCAAACACCATTTTTGATAGCGTCTTTAACTGTATCGATATCATACGATCCCCCTAAACCTCTATCTTCTATAGAGTCTAACAGGAATTGAGGTAATCCAGACCACATTTGCATTCCGAACTTCTTTTCACCTTCGATCTCATCTCGGAAAACATAATCAATTATCTTGATAGTGTCTTCCATGACTTTTTTAGTAATGGCGACTTTCTCTTTCGATTCCAACAATCTGTTTTTTAACATAGTGTTAATAGCAGCTAAGGTTTGGCCGTGTAGTGCTGCGACACTAGATCCAAGATCAAGAGCTTTCTGCTTTGTCGGGTTCAATGGATTATAACCAAGCTCTTTAAAAAGTTTGATTGCCCCATGAATGTTCTCAGGATCATCTTCTTTAAGCCTAGTAATCGCTTCAGCCTTACCCCAGAATCTAGCGTTTACTTCCCATTGACTTTTCGTCCTTGGGTCATTAGCTCGCAAGCACCTTGTGATTGATGCTAGTGTATTAACTACTCTGCAATCAATGACCTTATGAGGAGAGGCGCAAATTCTATGCTGACCATCAGTGATTTGAGGATAGTATTTACCTTTATATTCGTGCAGATAAACGTTAGGCAAATCACAATCATCATTATCCCAATTGTCTGAGATATTTTTGATTTGTTTTCTGTTTAATGCCCTTTGGAAGCCATCATCGATTCCGATGTTTTCCTTGTTTATCTGCATTATATTATAGATCCCTACCTTTTGGACCTGTGGAGCCTTGGATAGAGGTTTCGCCATGAGGTTATACTCTGGCACTGCTTTGTGGGAGTCCTTATAGAACTCTGTCTTTGTTTTCTTCGTGTTCATAACTATATTATTTGCTGTTATTGGTTTGATGCCCCCGAATCAGTTGTTCATCAGCGACATGCACAGTGTAACAGGATCTCACTTGTGTGCAACATCTTTCTGCCTTTTTTTTGCTTTTTTTTTATTTTAAATGCAGGTCAGGACATTTCTCCTTAATACGTAGGTCAGAACATTTCGAAGCAAATAGATATAACCCCCTGAGCGCCAACACTTTACGGGCCTCAAAAAAACGCTCTAAGTCACTGATACTCAACGAGTTAGCGCGATCCGCCCCGCCGCCCCGCCTAACTCACTGATACTCAACGAGTTACAGCGTTTTTCCCCTTAGTGTTTCCCGCTCAAGAGTCAAGCAAAAAAGAAATTCTTTTTTTCTTTACAGGCAAAAAAAACCCCTCGCTTTCGGAAGTAATCAAGACCGAAAACGAGGGGAAAAGCCAACCTCCCGACCAAAGGAGGCTAGCAACACACACACATTAAAAAACTGATTTGACCATCCGAGCAGCCGTCTTGATTTTCCCGTCCACCTTGGAAATCCCCGCAACGTGAATTGTGCGGAATTTAGACTTGCCGCCATCATCTAGATCGCGGGTCTTCACTTTGAGGTAGCGACGATTCTCGACGGAGGAGAAAGCATCGGCTTGCACTTCTTCCACAAGGAACTTGCGAATGCCATCTTTCTTGATGGAAGACTCGCCTTCATTGTGATACTCGATCACGCGATTGGTGATCTTTTTGGCGAGTTGGCTGGGGGTCATTTGGTAGTATGTGTTTTTCATAACGAGGATATTTTAAAGTTTTTCGGAGAGTTTGTCAAAGATATTTTGACGATTTTCTAATTTAATTTTCTGGTCTGCTTCCCAGTCGCGAAGCTCAAGATTTCCAATGAGCGCCACGAACAGAGAGATTGCGGTGAAGAATGCTAGTGTTTTCATATTGTTATTTTTAAGCGAGGAATCTTGCGTCTTGCTCTGGCTTCTCTGGAGCGTCTGCGAAAATCTCTTCACAGTCTTTTTGGAACTGGCCAGAAATCTGAACGGTCTCATCAATCATTTTATTCCAAGAATCTTCTGCCTTGGCCATCGCTGCGAGTGCTTCCTCTGTCGTTGTCATGTCGGTATTTTAGTTGAAAATGAGGGGGGAGTCAACCCCCCTTTTAAATGTTTTTTTAGATGAGCGACCCCTGTTCGCCGTGAGAATGATACATCGTCGCGTCGCATTCGCGACAATCCCAGTCGCGATTTCTGCGACCGCCGCCCGTAGCGTCATCCCACGCCTCTGATTTTGATTTTCCATATCCGAGATACAAGTTCCCGAAATTGATGGAGGACTGACCGACGATCACGTAGTATTTGGTAGTGCTAGGCATGGGCAGATTTTACCTTAAAAATTGATTTTTTAAAAGCTTTTTCTGCATGTATTTTAATCTTTTTTTTCTGATTTAAATGCTTGACATGAGCGTCAGTTTTCTTTACGGGGAAAACCTTCGTAACTCGTTGATACTCAACGAGTTAGGGCGAACGCCCCCCCGCCCCGCGCTAACTCCCTACTACTCAGTGAGTTACAGCGTTTTCCCCCTTAGTGTTTCCCGCTCAAGCGTCAAGCAAAAAAGAAATTCTTTTTTTCTTTACAAGCAAAAAAGCTCCCTTTCGGGAGCCGATCACAGGGGCTGATCACTGATCCAGTCGCGACTGCCGATATACGGTCAGGAGATCTATTGGGGTTGGGTCGGTGTCGTAAAAAGCGGGAGTAGCCGTGAATGACAGCATCTTTCCCGCCGTCCCCCTGTATTCGTAGAAATCGGCATCGCACTCATGACAGTGTCGTGGATACCAATCGCCAGTCGCTTCCCTCCAAGCGTCTTTTTCGGATTTGCCAAACCCAAGGAGAAGGGTTTTCCCCATGTCGGGGCCAGAGCAGGACTGAACGGTGATGACGAAGTAGCGTTGTGCGGTAGTAGTATCGGACATGCGCATATTCTAATCTAGAAACGCAGAAATCAAAAGCTTTTTCTGTATGTATTTTAATCTTTTTTTTGGCATGGAAGCAAAAAAGCCTCCCTTTCGGGAGGCTTTGAAGCTAGTTAGCATTATCGAACAAGCGCACCGCAGTGGGAAAGGGACGAGATGCCGTCGAAGCGCAGAGTCTTCCAGACTTGCTTTTCGCTCTTCTTATCGTCGCTCTTATCGATAACTTTACAGACTGCGAATCCGTCACCGATGCGGTCGATGCTTTTGAGGATATACTTGCGGGTGTTGCCGCTGTTGGATGTGGTATAAGTGACACGCTTATTGATTAGGTTAACGACGTTGAACGAGTTGGTAATGTTGGACATGCCCATATTCTACTCTAGAAACGCAGAAATTAAAAGCTTTTTCTACATAGAAAACAAATTCTTTTTCTTGTTTAAAGGCTTGACATCTTTTTCTTTGAGGAAAGTCTTGACATCGGCTTGAGTTTCCTATATGGGGAAAACCCTCGTAACTCGTTGAGTATCAACGAGTTAGGCGGATCGGGCGGGGCGACCGCGCTAACTCCCTATCGCTCAGTGAGTTACAGCGTTTTTATTTAAATGTTTTTATTTACTTTTTTCACCCTAAAAGGCTTGACGTTCTCACCGTTCTGATTTAAAATGAGGTGACACCCTGATATCAAGCAACCACCCGAAAAAGAAAACCCGCCCCCCACTCAGGGGACGGGCTAGCTATTTCTTAGAGGGCTAGCTAAACCCACGATCACTATTTATTTTACGTCTTGTAGATCGCTTAACCGTGTTTATACTCACTTGACGAAAGCATTACTTGCCATAGATGTCGTTAAGCTCATAGCTCCACTCCTTAACCATCTCAGCCTCATGCCCGTTCGGGTTCTTGCAAGCGGCACTGATCCACTTTCTGATCATGCGCTGAAGCTTTCGCATCCTATGCCATTCCATGTAATGCACACCGATGGCGAGAGGATAAGTAAGAAGAAGAAGGGCTTTGCCCTTGTTGGATTGGTCTTTGAAATTGTGTATGTTCATAGTTTCTATTGTGTTTCTGTTGGCTCTTCTTGGGCTTTTTCGGAGGCTTCGACAACTTCGTCAATCATCTTATTCCAAGAGTCTTCGGCTTGGGCCATTGCTGCTAATGCTTCTTTCGTTTCTTGTGTCATGGTCATGGTGAGATTATAGTTGAAAGGCGGGGGGATTGTCAACCCCCCTTTTAAATGTTTTTTTAGGAGGTGTAGACTTTCCAGAAGGTTTTATTTTCGTGACAAGCTTGAGTCTCGTAAGTCGCGCCCGTATAGACGGTACGACGTTGCCACTTTTGAGAGATCATATTCTGAAACTCTTCAGGGTTTTCGTCCCAGCTATTCATTACGCCAAGATTTTTGTAGGTGCTTTGGACTTGCTCTAGTGTTGCGGTCATGTCGGTATTATAGTGTAATTTTTGATTTAAGAAAAGCTTTTTCTACTATTATTTGACGGCTTAAAATCCTGTGCAATCTTAGCAATCTTGGCAGCAGCTCCACTCCCTCTCGCCCTGATATACTTCAGGAATCCAGCCAGTGCCGTTGCAGGTTTCGCAGTGACTTGAAGATTTAATGATTAATTTGGCGGTCTTATTTACTTCGGCAAAGAAGATGCGAGACCGCTTTACTGGGATGCCACCGCCGAAACGGTAAGCGAGTAATTTGCGAGCTTGCTTCTTTAGTTCTTGCTTATATTCTTGTTGCGCTGTCATGGGGATATTATACCACAGAACAGAACAAACAAAAAGCTTTTTCTACTATTAATTTTTAATTATATTTTAATTTAATACTTGACACCCTCCCCCATTTCTGAAAAATTTAGTTAGCGTTTCCGTAGCATACGCGGGGGGGGAGTCCGACTTCAATTTCTCAATGGTCAAACCCCCACCCGTTATAGAGCCAGTTGCTGACGGGGTTATGATTCAGATTGTTTGTTTAAAAAAAAACACGCCCCTCTATAATTCATAACTAATTAGTGTAATAACAACAAATGAGTCTACCATACAGCGAATTCCCAGTCTACATAGGTCAAGCTGGGGCGGTGACCCCGCCGAATGAGGTTAACGGTTATCTACCAGTTACTCAAGCGAGCGTGAACTACAATACTGCATCTAGTGCTAGACGTAAATTGGGTAAGGATGTTGATACAGCTGATCAGTTTACCTTTAACAGTGCATTATCTGCGGATATATCAGTTAGTTGTTTATTGCAATCGGGGATGATATCGGGGCTAGATTTTTTATTGGATGCTAATCAGGATAATTTTGTAACGATGAAGTTGGGTAGTGGGATATACAACAAGTGTTATGCTACAGATGTGTCGTTGAGCGTAAGTCCATTTGCGCCAGTGATTTTGCAAGTTAATTTTGTTTCATTAGATCCTGCTGTGGGTGGGACTATAAGTGGGAATACTAATTTTGTAGGTATAGGTAGTTCAAGTCCTGAATTAGATACTGATGGTATTGTTTATGGTCATACGTGTTCTATTAGTGATACCGACAATTTGTTGGGACAAGTTCAATCTCAAATAAATTTCAGTAGAAAATACACCCGCACCCCAATTTACGGTTTAGGTTCGGTGAATGCGTCTTCTATGTTGCTGGATGGAGTGGAGGAGGCGATATCTGTATCGTCTACAGGGTTGAATAGCTTAATAAATTTCAGTGGTGAAAGATTAACTAGCCAATTAAATGTTGATTTAAAAATACAGGGAAATGTCGGTATAGGAACTTCTACTCCTATCGCTAATTTGATTAAGTTCCCCGCTGGAGCGAGAGTCTTGACCGAAAACTATTCAGCCCAAGGAGGAGAGACACTTCAAACAACTGCGACAATTAAACAGGTAAAGTTGTAAATTCAGTGTAATATATAACATATGGGATCAAAGAAACTCTCTGATATTCAGTTAGAGCCTCACAGCTTTTTTTCAATAAAGTTCAAGGAAAGGAAATTTAAATTTACCCCAAACCAGCATAAATTTCTAGACACCTTACTAAATCCAGAAGTAAAAATAATGTTTGTATCTGGACCTGCTGGTTCAAGTAAAACTTATATGTCTTTATACGGATGTTTAAGATTGATGTCTAAAGATGCAGATAAAGACCTATTGTATATCCGCAGTATTGTAGAAAGCGCCGACAAAGGTCTAGGTAGTCTTCCTGGAGACATGTCGGAGAAATTCAACCCTTTTACGCTACCTCTTTATGATAAGCTAGAAGAAATAATACATGAAGGCGACACAGCTTACCTAAAGCAGAAAGAAAGGGTGAACGCTATACCTATCAACTTTTTGAGGGGTGCGAACTGGGAAAACAAACTTATAGTTGCGGATGAAGCTCAAAACTTCACCTTCAAGGAGTTGACAACTTTGATTACTCGTATTGGTGAAAATACTAAGCTAATCATATGTGGAGACTTCATGCAGAGCGATATCGATGGGAAAACAGGATTCAGAAATATGGTTGATATATTCTCTGATGATGATTCCAAAGCTAATGGCATTGATACTTTCAAGTTTACTAATAAAGACATTGTTAGAAGTAAAATTCTAAAATTTATCATTTCTAAGTTGGAAAATTGGAAAAAAGTGTAATAATATATATCATAAACAAGAAATGCGTCAACGCGAAAGCGGCGAACAGCTTATAAACAAAAGGATGCATTAAGCCTTGTTTTTTTGAAAATTCATTCATAAACAGTAATATATACTATGGCTCATCTATTCTGTCAAAGCTGCGGCACTAAACTTTCTTTTGCTAATGCTAAACCAAACTTCTGCACAAAGTGCGGACAGACTTTGAATTCTAAAGCTTCTACTGTTTCTACGAATACTTCTGTGATAAACAGAAAATCTTCAGTTATTTCGTCAGACGAGACGGACGCTGAGTTTGTCCCTGAAATTAGTGACTTCCAAGTAGATTTCGAAGTCGCTGATATTTCTAATCGGACAATAGGGTCATTATTAGGTGAGCCAACTCCAATCGAGACGAATCGAAGGAGTAACCCTCAATCGGTTAATGATTTTATTAATGAAAAGAAAAAAGAGAAGTGATTATACATATGAAGACTTCTCTGAAGTAATAGATGAAGCGGTAAAGAAACAGCAATATAAATGGCGTCTTTACGCTGTTAAGTGGTTTGACTTTGAAGACGTTCAGCAAATCATTAAAATACATATTGCTAAAAAATGGGACATGTGGGATCAGACACGTCCTCTTGAACCGTGGATAGGTAGGATTATATCTAACCAAATTAGGAACCTTGTAAGGAACCACTACGGCAATTATGTCAATCCTTGCCCTGATTACCAATTGCCTGACCACTCTGCGGCTCATTGCTCTATATGCCGTAAATGGGAAAAATCGAAAAGAGCGGGGTTAGAATTAAAGATACCGCTTTCTACTGAAGATTTTGTAAAAGAAGTCTCTAATAAAGAATATTTAGATTTCGACTTCTCTTCATCGCTCGAAAAGTTGAATTTTGAAATGGAATCACGT